GACGATCAAGGGCATCACAGCCGAGAAGCCCGAGCGGTTCCGTGGGCCTCAGTTCCACGGCGGGTGGCTGGATGAGCTCGCCGCCTGGCAGCGGGCCGACGAGGCCTTCGACCTCCTCATGTTCGGTATGCGCCTCGGTGATCGCCCCAGGCTGATCTGCACCACCACCCCGAAGCCCAACACCATCATCCGCAACCTGCTCGCCCGTGAGGGCAAGGACGTCATCGTCACGCGGGCCTCGACCTACGAGAACCTCGCGAATTTGGCGCCGACCTTCCGCGATCAGATCCTGCGATACGAGGGCACAACCATCGGGCGCCAGGAAATCCACGCCGAGGTGATCAGCCCTGAGGAGATGGGCGTCATCCGGCGGTCGTGGCTGAAGCTGTGGCCGCACGACCGGCAGCTCCCCGAGCTCGAGTTCATCGTGATGTCGCTCGACACCGCCTTCACAGAGGAGACGGGCAGCACCACCAGAGGCGACCCCGACTATAGCGCCTGCGCCGTTTGGGGCGTCTTCAGCATGGGTAAGGAGCGCCGCGACATCATCCTGCTCGACTGCTGGCAGGACCGGCTGGGCTTCCCCGACCTCATCAAGCGCGTCAAGAACGAGTTTAAGGCCGTCTACGCCCCGAGGGAGCGGGCGATCCTCAAGCCCATGTTCGGCCCCACCTACACCGAAGACTCGGGCCGCAAGCCCGACCTGCTCCTGATCGAAGACAAGGGCAGCGGCATCAGCCTGCGTCAGACCCTCGGGCGGGAGGGCATCATCTCGGCGCCCTACAACCCTGGCAGGGCGAGGAAGCTCGACCGCCTCCACGCCATCTCGCCCCTGTTCGCCGCTGGGCGCGTTTGGGTGCCCGAGAGCACCAAGATGCCGGGCCAGCCGATCACATGGGCTCAGACGCTGGTGGAGCAGCTCTGCACGTTCTCCGGCGAGGGGTCGATCCCCCACGACGACCTGATGGACGCCGGGGTGCAGGGATTACGATACCTTGCTGATCGTGATATGATCCGTGTCACCAGGCCGGAGGCGCCCGAGCCTCGCGCCCACGACGACAGACCGAAGGGGAATCCATATGCCGCCTAGCCCTCTCGCGATGCTCATGCGCCAGATTGAGACCGATCTGCGGTCGCCGTTGCAGTCGATGGCGCCTCAGCCGGTGGCCGCGCCTCGGTTCGATGCTGAGCAGTATTTCGCGCAGGGCGGCCCCGTCCACATGTACGAGGGTGGCGACGCGCCTGTCGAAGATGCCGTGCAGCTCGGCGAGGCTCGACCGTTGACCATCCGCCGTGGCCCGGCTCCGGTCTCGCTCGCCCCGCGTCCTGAGACCGGCGAGGATTACGAGGCTTTCGTCGAGCGCCAGGCGCTGAACCAGATGGCTAAGCGCAAGGCAGCACTCGAAGCTGAGGCCGCTCGCCCCCGCTCTCTGGTTGAAGACGTCGGAGCGAAGATCTCCGAATACACGATGCCCCGCGCGTCTGACTACACCAAGGTCATGGAAGATCTCACGCGCGCGTCTAGCGAACTCACCCAGTCGGGCCGGGAGGGCATGCTGTCAGGCAGCCCCGGCGAGATGGTGCTCGGCGCTGGCAAGAGCATGCTCGGCACCGCTCTGCCCGTTATCGCGCCTGTGGGCGCTGCGTTCGAGGCTGGGCTCTTGAAGCCCGCCGAGCGCACCTTCGGACCCGCCGCCCGCCACGCCGCTGACGTGATCACCAACATCACGCCTGGCCCCGGCACGCTTGCCACCGGCACCAAGATCCTCGCTGGCGTCGCACCGGTGGTGAAGGCCACCAAGGCTGGCGACGTCGCTCGAGCCGCCGATGACGTTGCAAGGCTGGCATCCGAAGCCCCGAAGATCGACGAAGCTGCGGCCATCACGAAGGACTTCGAGCCTGCCGCAGTGCCGGAGGCCAAGGCGCAGCAGCCGATCACGGGCGGCAATGAAGATCTGCAATTCACCAATCTTGAGCGCGAAGCCCGCGTCGAGCCGACGAAGGCCATCAGGCTGAAGAAGGATGAGCGCGAGGCGATCCGCGCGGTGGCTCAAGAGAATAAGGTGGATCTAAAGAAGGCCGAAAAGGCGTTTCTAGAAAAGAAGAAGGCCTATCCCGAATCCGAGGGGTGGGAGCCCTTCGAGGTTGCCGGGTTCGAGCGCGGCAGCGACAAGAAGGTGCTGTTCGACGACGATGGCTTGCCGGTGCTGAAGATCAGGCAGGGTGCATATGAGTTCCATGGGCCCAAGGGAAACCTGCCCAGCGAGGCCACGAATTGGGATCCTGCGCACATCGACAGCATGGCCGACAAGCTGGTGAAGGAGGTGACCGAGGTCGCCAACAAGGCTGACGCTGGCGAGAAAAACGCCAAGGTGATCATGGCCTCGCGCAATTGGTATCGCGCCATGCGCGACCGCCTGCGGCAGGAATACGGCGGTTTCTCCGACACCATGGCTGACGTGCTCGGCACCACCAGCGCGCAGACGGGCGTTCGCCAGAACTGGGACAACACCATCGAGGTCCTGTCGCAGTTCTCACGCGGCGCCTATGATCGGGCGCTCGGCAAGCTGGATGACTTTATCAAGGCTGGTGGCGAGATGGGCAGCGCCGGGACGACCAACGGCAGCGGCTATATCAACCGCCACCTTGATGAGCTGAGGGCGAGGATGCCGGAGGCGCTGAAGCAGGCCGAGGCCGAGGGCATCAAGGATCCGAAGAAGGCCGAGAAGCGCGCCAAGGAGATCGCCTTCCAAGAGGTTCAGCAGGGCGACTTCCCGCTGATCACCAAGGCCGACGGCAAGACCCTGTTCAATGCGAACTCGCCCCAGACAATGCTGGCGCTGCTCGACAAGTTCCGCGAGCGCAAGGCTGGCGATGCGCCGAAGACCCCGAATTTCACCGGCAACCTGATCGGCTACTCGGACAAGGCGACCATCGACGTGTGGGCCGCGCGCCTGCTGCGCCGCCTGTCTGGCCGCAACCGCATGATCCCCGAGGCCGAGAGCGGCGTGGGCGGTGGCGTGCTTGAGAACGCGCTACCCTCCGGGGTCGGTGTCGGCGGAGAGTTCGGATTTGGCCAAGAGGTATTCAAGAAGGCCGCAGAGAAACTGAAACAGGATCCACGCTTTGAGGGGCTCGGTGACGACGATCTTCAGGCCATTGCCTGGTTCCTTGAGAAGGAACAGTGGGGGAAGAAGGGCTGGACCAGCAAGACTGGCGAGGGCGGGTCGATTGAGCTCGAAGCAAACTTTGCTGGCGTGAACGACCGTGATGCGCTGAAGGAGCTGCGCCGTTTGGCTGAGACAGATCCAACGTTCGCCGAGCGTGCCGGGATCAAGAAATACCTCGACGACCTGAAGATTCAGGGCGAGGTAACGCGGTCCAACGAGTTCTATGAAGAGAACAAGTGGCTGCTCGATATGACGCCCGCCAAGCGGCGCGACCTCATCATGCAGACCGAGGGCCTCGACAAAGGAGAGGCTACCAAGGTTGCGAACGAGGTTGTCAAGTTAGTGAAGAGCGGCAAGGATCCTGAAAAAGAATACACCCGCAAGGCTGCTCGGCTTGAGACGCTCACACAGCGGTCGCAAGAAACGTCCAGCAGCGCCCGGCAAAAGCTTGAGGAGATCAAAGCAATCTCCAGACGTTTTGTCGGTGGCCTGTCTGCTCATCGCGAGGCAACCCCTGCGACGTCCGAGATGTTCCGCGAAGGGACTGGCGTCATTGAGGATGTTCTGCGCCAAGACCCATCGGTGATCATGTCCAAGGCGACGACGAGCCGTGGGCGCTACATCGACCCGCAAGGCAACATCTGGGATGAGCCCGCATACGATCTTGAGTTCGTTACCCGACAGACCTTTGACCCGCAGCCTGTCTTCACGGACATGGTGGCGCAGGCGAAAAAGCGGGATCAGGACAGCGTGTTCCTGTCCGAGGCTGTCCCTGTTGGCACGGTCGAGGGCGCGAACCCCGGCATCGAGGTCTACTTCAGCAAGAAGGTTGACGACGCGACCGCCGAGAAGCTGACCAAGATCATCAACGAGCTTGAGGTCGATGCCGGGTTCACCTTCGTGACCGACTACAAGGCGAAAAATCGCGCGGCAGCCGGAGAAAATGTTGGCGAATACGTCGGCATCCGGTTACAGTACATCCCTGAGTTCGGTGGGGGTGTCGAAGGCATATCCACCGCTCAGGACAAAATGCTGAATGCGATCAACCAAATAACCTCCTTCGACGGCGTCTCCTCTGCCCGATATGTCGAGTACGACACGCAAGTCCTCTTTAGGGATCAATACGATGGCTACCTTGCAGGAAATCTACCAGAAGGCCGTAAAGCTCAGTGGACCGGACAGCGCAGCGGCCAAGGCGATCAAGCAGCAGATCGAGTCGGAGGCGTTGAGCAAAGGGCAGTCGGCGGAGCGATTCTTCATAGCCAGTTTCCAAAAAGGCAAGGTTACGCCGAAGGCGGCGGGGTCCAGCTAACCCACTACAGCCGCGTGCCGGACCTGACGGAGGTCGATCCGGCATACTATGGCACCAACAACCCCGGCGAGGACGTTGCGCGGACCATGGGCCGCCCTGACGGCAATCCTCGCCGCAGCTACTTCTATGTGGGCCAGCCTGGCGATGTGATGCCTGAGCACAACCTCGGCGAATACGCCTACACGACGAGCAGCGACCGTCTCTATGACCTGTCTGAGGATCCGCTCAAAGTCTACCGTGGCTCCTCGCCTCGCGATCTAAACCGCATGGAGCAGGTGATTCGCGCCCACGGTTACGAGGGAATTCTGGGCCAGAATGCCGCTCACCCGACGGCGGTGCTGTTTGAGAAGAAGCCGGTTCAGCCGCATCAAATGACCCGTTCCGACGCGGCATATGACGCATCAGACAGGCTGGCGAGGCAGGCTACAGATGATTTCCAAGACTTTCACATGCGCAAGGGCGGGGATGTTCGCAAATCTTCCTTTGTGTTAAAGAATATCAAGGGTGCTGATCTTGATCATGAATCTGCGCACAACTTTGCTGGCTATCTCACGGGCGGCCATGTTGACGCGGTGCGCTCGGCAATTCTGTCGCATCCTGGTTTTGCTAGGGGGATGTCTAAGATGTTCCACAAGCGCTCGCATGGGGTGAAGTGATGGATGAACTCTCATTAGACCCCGAGCTTGACGCCGGTGGTGGATCCTATGACACCGGAGGAAACCCGGTGGATGCAGCCTATAATGATGCCAATGGTCCGCCCCCTGGCGCTGTGCGGACTGAAGAGCCGGGGATATATCAGAACCCAGACGGCACATTCTGGTTTGCGCCGGTTACGGTAACGGAGACTAGGGGGCCTGATTCTCAACCACCATCATTTGGCGGCATGGGTTTTTTGAGTGAACTACTTGGTATTGGTTCAGCGCAGGCTGGCGAAGCCAATCTTCCATTACCTGTGGCGGGCAACCCGAGAGCTGTTGGAAGCGCTGCTGAGCAATGGGCCGCCCAAGGCAAGCTTGATTCTTTTTTAGCCGCAAATCCTGATTATGCCAAAACTATTAATAATAGCTTTTGGGACAATTTATCTGGGTCGTACATGTCTCAGCTTCAAGATAAAAATAAGGCCGCACTTACGCCTTCGCCCACGACGCCTACGCCTGTTTTGACAAGCCCTACATTTACAGACTCAAGCGGCGCTCAGTATCTTAGCCCTCATGGTATTACTGTTCAGGATATAACGCTGTCTCCAGTTGATAACTCCGGCATAAACATATCTCCCAACACAACGGTTACCACGGACTTCACCAACATTGGGAATGTGGGGAATACAGGGGACAGAAGCGGGCCCACGATAACGGGGGATGTCTCTGCGTATATTGACTCCTATTACGGAGACCAGCGGGCCGACGCTTTGGGCGGTCAATCCAGCGCTCAAGTACCTGCTGGGACCACTACAGTTGCAGGCAATACAATCAACACTTTAGGTCTCTCCCCCATGACAGTAGCCAAACCAGTTATTACACCGGGTGGAAGCACATGGGCTGGCCCTACCACTAATTTGATCGGCAGCGGCAGCGGTGACGACACAGCCATGTCGGCTACGGGGTATGAAAAGAATGTCCCGAAAGAAAAGCTGTGGTCTGATTTTCCGTTTGGCACGGGCAGCCCAATTGGGCCTGATACCGGAGTGTTGTACACCCCAGCCGATACAACTACGGCTGATGTTACGCCCGCAGTAGTTGACCCAGCGAACGCTACAATGCGCAGATATCTTGGCGCCGGTTCTGATCTCTACCGTTACGGTATGGGGCCGGAGCGCACATATTATGCTGCTGCGGCTCAGGGCGGCTACTTCAACGCCGACCAGTATTTCGCCAATGGCGGATTGGTGTCGCCGATGCAACCCCCGTCCCAGTCTACCGTGCCGCCATTCCCCACGATGGCCTTTACGGACGGCGGTGGGCCGGTGGGCAGCATCGCCCAGCCTCCTGGGCTTCTGGCCAGCGACTCTGTCGGGTCTGACGCGCCTCATGCCTCTCCGATGGCGCCTTCTGTCGCCGCGTCTGTACCGACCATGCAGCCTGGCCTTGCCACGCTGTCTATGCGCAACGTGAACGCGAGTCCCGCCCCGTCCCCAATATCGCAAAACCCGAATGTAGGGTATGCTCTGGGGCAATCACCCCTATCAAAAGTGTAAGGCTCTCCCATGGATGAAGACGAAAAGGGCGCGGAAGTCGAGATGCAGCCCGATGTCGAGAGCGACATCGAGGAGCATGAAGACGGCTCGGCGACCGTAACGCTTGACGAGCCTGATCTCGCCCAGAACGCCGAGTTCTATGCGAACTTGGCTGAGGACATGCAGACAACCGACATGATGATGATCTCCAGCCAGCTTCTGGAGTTCATTGAGCGCGACAAGGAAGCCCGGTCGCTGCGTGACAAGCAGTATGAGGAGGGCCTGCGCCGCACGGGTCTGGGTGATGACGCCCCCGGTGGCGCCGACTTCCAGGGCGCGTCCAAGGTCGTGCATCCCATGCTGACCGAGGCCTGCGTAGACTTTTCTTCCCGCGTCATTAAGGAACTGTGTCCTGCTAATGGTCCGGTGAAGGAATTTATCCCCGGTGAGGTCACGCAAGCCAAGCTGGAAAAGGCCAAGCGAAAACAGAAGTTCATGAATTGGCAGCTCACCCAGCAGATGGTTGAGTTCAGGCCGGAACTTGAGCAATTGACGACGCAAGTGCCGCTCGGCGGCGCCCAGTACATGAAGATGATCTGGGACGAGCAGCGCAATCGCCCCCGTGCGATCTTCGTGCCCATCGACGACGTTTACCTGCCCTACAGCGCCACCAGCTTCTACACTGCTGAGCGCAAGACCCACGTCCAGTATGTGACGCGCCTTGAGTTTGAGAAGCGCGTCGGCACCGGCATGTATCGCGACATCAACCTCGTGGCTCCGCAAGAGCCTGACCTGACTGGGCCGGGCAAGGCCAACAACAAGATTGAGGGCCGCGAGCAGACCAGCTACAACGAGGATGGCCTGCGCACGGTCTTTGAGGTCGCCTGTTACTTAGACTTCGAAGATAACTTCGGCCTCGCCCCATACCTCGTGACCATCGACCATACGACCAAAGAGGTCCTGTCGATCTACCGCAACTGGGATCCCGACGACCAGCAGCAGGAAGAACTCATTCACATGATTGAGTTCCCCTTCGTGCCCTGGCGTGGCGCCTATCCCATCGGCCTGCCTCATATGATCGGCAGCTTGTCGGCGGCTGCTACTGGATCTCTGCGCGCCCTACTCGACTCGGCCCACATCAACAACTTCCCCGGCATGTTGAAGCTTAAGGGCGGATCTCGTGGGGGCCAGTCTGACCGAATTGAGCCAACTCAGGTGACCGAGATTGAGGGCGGCGTGGGCGTCGATGACGTTCGCAAGATCGCCATGGCTGTCCCATTCAACCCGCCGAACGCCGTGCTCTACCAGCTTCTGGGCTTCGTCACCGAGGCCGCTCGCGGCGTCGTTCGCACGACCTATGAGAAGCTTCAGGACCAAAACCCGAACGTCCCCGTGGGCACCACCCTCGCCATGATTGAGCAGGGCATGACGGTGTTCTCGGCCATCCATGCGCGTCTGCATTACGCCATGGGGATGACGCTGAGGGTCCTGCACCGACTGAACTCCAAGCACATCGACGATGAGTACATTGAGCGCGTGACCGGCGAGGAGATGTGCAAGGCCAAGGACTTCCAAGGCCCGATGGACGTCGTGCCTGTCTCTGACCCCAACATCTTCTCAGACGTTCAGCGCGCGGCGCAGATGCAGGCCATTGTGCAGCGTGCTGCTGCTATGCCTGCTCTTTACGACCAACGTGCAGTCGAGGAGCGGTTCCTTGAGGGCATGAAGATCCCGGACTTCAAGCCGCTGCTGGCGAAGAAGCCTGAGCCCATCGAGCTCAATGCCGTAAATGAAAACCTCGCCATGACGTTGGGAAGGCCTGTGGCGGCATTCCCGATGCAGGACCATCTGGCGCACCTTCAGGTTCATCTGGACTACCTGAGCAGCCCGATCTTCGGCATGAGCCAATTGATTGGGCCTGTCTATATCCCCGGCGTGCTTCAGCACATCAAGGAGCACATGGCCTACTGGTACTCGTTCTATATCTACGAGCAAACCAGCAACGCCGCTGGCGTGCCTTTGGACGTCTTCCTCGGGGGCAAGGATCAGGAGGTTTCGGCTGAACTTGACCGCCTGCTGGCCATGGCCTCGCAGCGCTACATGCCTGACATCCAGCAGAGCCTTCAGGGTGTGCCGCCTGTCATCCAGCAGGCCCAGCAGTTCATGCAACAGTTTCAGCCGCCGAGGCCCCAGGATCCGACGCAGGTTCTTATGGCTGAGACGCAGCGCAAGGCGCAGTACGATCAGGCGAAGCTTCAGATTGAGCAAGAGCGTGTTTCCCGTGAAACACAACTTGACCAGATCAAGATGCAAGAGCGCCAGATGGAGCTCGCTGCGAAGCAGGCTATGAACGACGCGGACAACCGCACCGCTAAGGAACTTGCCGTGTTTGAGGCCGAGCACGGGCAGAAGGTTGGTCTTTCCACTGGCCACGGAATTAACCCCGGAGTGTGAAATGGACGAATCCCTTCTCCCCCAGCATAAGCGGCTCGCCATGGGCATGGCCGTGAACAACGAGCCTGCGGGCGCGAGCAAGAACATGGTCAACGACATGGTCAAGCCGCACAAGTCCTACGGCATCCACAGAAATCTTTCAGGCAAGAACGATGCTCCGCCCAAAAGTGGACTTTCTTCCTTTAACGCGAAGAAATAGTCCTTGACTCGGAGACTATATGCTTGACATCATCATCAAGAGGCTACTCGAAGAACAAAGTCGAGTAGCCCATGAGACTATGGAGCAGCCTGGCGACGGCTCACCTTTTGAGTACGGGCGCCGGGCAGGACGTTACGCCGGTCTGGGTCGCGCTATCGCGATCATTGAGGAGACCATGGCAGAAGGAGAAGATGATGAGCCTGACAGAAGACGCCGTGCTAGATCAGCTTACGGATGACATGGGTTATTTCTTCCCCGAAGTGAGCGCTGGAATGACGCCATTCGGGTCTCGGATCTTGGTTCAGATCCGTGGAGTTAAGGAAAAACTGAACCCGTTTATCTTCGTCCCTGAAAAAACACAGGACATTCAGCGAGATAACACCCAAGTGGCGAAGGTCATCGCCGTTGGGCCGCTCGCTTACAAGAGCCGCGACACAATGATGCCGTGGCCAGAGGGCGCTTGGTGCAAACCGGGCGATTTTGTCTGGCTTCCCAAGTATGGCGGCGACAGGTTTGAGGTTAACCTCCCCAAACCGCTTCATCATGCAAAATATGGCAAGGTCGACAAGGTTCAGTTCGCCATTTTTGACGATCTGAACATCCTCACGCACGTCCCCGACCCCCTTGTCATGCCCTTTTTCCTTGGCGCGTAGGAGCTGAGCCATGAACAGCACCGAAAAGGCTGAAATTCAGGAAGAAAAGCTCATTCCGGTCGAAGTTCCGGAGGAAGCTGACGATCATGACGAGGGTCATGAGGAAAGTGACGAGCGTCTTTCGGACTCTCTGAATGAAGAGGACCAGGAACGCCGTGAAGCGCGCAGGAACGAGCGCAAACGGCGTCGGGAGAGCCAAAGATTCGCCCGCGACAAGACCAAAGAGGAAATGCAATGGCTGATGGAGCAGAACAAAGCTCTCCAGCAGCGCCTTGAGGCTGTCGAGCACCACGCCATCACGGCCCAGAAAGGTTCTCTGGACCAAAACTACAATACCGCCCTGCGCACCGTACAGTACGCCGAGCAGCAATTGGCCAAGGCCATTGAGATCGGCGACGGCGCTAAGGTCCCGGAGCTCCTGCGCCAGCGCGATCAGGCCATGGCGCAGGCAACTGAGATCAACAGGGTCAAAAACCAGTTTGCTCAGCAACCGGCGCCTCAGAACAATGAGGTCACGGAACTTGCTCAGCGGTGGGCGTCCCAGAACACTTGGTTCAAGGCCAACGGCAACGATCCTGATTCTGCGGCGGCGAAAGCCATCGACGCTGGGTTGGTTTCTGAGGGCTTTAACCCCGCCACAAAGCAGTATTGGAAGGAGCTGGACCGTCGCCTTGCGGAGCGCCTCCCCCACCGCTTTGCAGATGATGACGATTTAGACTATACTGAACCTCAACAGTCCGGTCGGAGGGGTCCTCCGGTCGGCGGGTCTAGGGAAATGAGTGCCCCTGGATCCAAAAAGGTTTTTGTCAGCGCCGAGCGCATCCAAGCGCTTAAAGATGCTGGCTACTGGGATGACCCGGTTCTGAGGCAGCGCATGTTGAAGCGTTACCAAGAAGCGGATCGTGAAATGAAATCTGCACGCTGAAGGAGCGAGCTATGAACCTTGGTAACGATGAACGACTCAAGAAAATGGCCGATCCGGCACGTCGTAGCCGCGCGATGGATGATCGCGCAGTCACAGAGAACCGAGAGCTCTCCGACGATGACCGCATCCAGATGTTTCGAGATTCGTTTTATCAAAGCGCATTGCCAGATCTGCCTGACATCCCCGGATATCATGTGTGCTGGCTGACTACGACCAATCCGCGCGATTCTGTTCAGGCGCGCTTCCGTCTCGGCTACGAGCCGGTAAAGCCTGAAGAGGTTCCGGGTTGGGAATACGCAACCCTCAAGACCGGCGAATATGCTGGCCTTGTCGGCGTGAATGAGATGATCGCGGCCAAGCTGCCCGAGCGTCTCTACTACCGGATCATGAGAGAGGCGCACCATGACGCGCCGCTGCGTGAGGAGGAAAAGGTCACGTCCGACATGGATTCTATGGAGGCTCGCGCTCGTAGCAGCAAGACCCGCATGGTCGAGGAAGAAGGTATGTCCAGCCTGCGTGAAGCTGCGCCCAACCCGATCTTCGAGTAGGGCGTCCCCTCACCTAGCAAAAGGAATCGAAGATGTCTTCGACCAATGCTCCCTTCGGTCTCCGGGCGGCTTACAGCCCCTCCGGGATCATTCGTGAAATGCAGGGCACAATCCTGTCCACTTATGCCGCTGACCTCTACACGGGCCAGCCTGTCAAGATGGGCACCGACGGCACTCTCCAAGCCGCCGCTGCTGGTGATGCTTTCATCGGCCTCTTCGCC